ATTACCTCTATTTGATTAGGGAATGTTATGTCAAAACTTTGATTTAAAGGAAAATAGTGTAAAAATTCCTTTTTATCTTTAACATATATTTTTTCTAAACTCTTAATTAGTAAAAATACATCATCTTCAAATAACACACTAGATTCAGTGTGATAAATTGGAAGTAAATAACCCTTATAATCGTTTAAAGGACGAATATAAAGGGCGCAAATTGAATTTTGCGCCGGGTGTATAAAAGGATTATAGGGTATGATCTCAATAAAAGCCTCTTTGCCGAGATTCTTTTTAAATTCCTTAAATTGTTCTTGAGATTCAACTAACCAAAACATCTATATCATAACCTTTAGAGATATAAAGATATGACAAGAATTTTAATTAACCAAATTAACCTTTATAAAATTTAGTATAATCAAAATTTAAATATAAACCTAAACCTTTTACGCCATATTGTTTTTCAACATTACCAGTAGTTCTAGCATTAGTTTTATAAACTTCTTCTTTTACACCGACTAATTGCCAAGGTAAAATAATAGCTAAAACCGATTGATATAAAAATTTAGTTTCTTTATTAATTAAAGAATTATAATCTCCTTGACTAATTTCAACATATCTTTCACCACTTAAAGTTTTATAAAAATATCTGTTAAATTGAGTATTTTTATAATCTTGTTCTGTTGGTTTTGCAAAATAAAATTTTGGATAAATAGGTTGAGGTGTATTTGGATTTTGTTTAGTTACTATTGAGTAAGCGTAGTTTGGTTCTGTAAATCTAGCATCAATCACTAAATCATTATCAGCATTTGTTTGAGTTGGATCTAATGCAGTTTCACTAATTGGAATTAATGGAACTGAATTTGGGTCTTGTGGGTTTTTACCTGTAAATTTTTGATCTAAAGAAGTTTCATAGTAATTACCCACATATAATTCTTTTGTTATAGAATTAATAAATTCACCCCCATTTGTAAAGAGGTTAGTGCGAATTTGGGTTTTAGGATAATAGATCATTTTCTAACAAATAATGCTCTTTCAGTAGTTCTTCTTCTTAAAAGACCCGGAAGTACTTTTCCTCCTGCTTTACTATATTCTAAAATTTTATTAGCTGCGGCTGGTTTATTACCAGCTACAATTAGATTTTTTAATCCTGAATTTTTAGACCATCCTGCTCCTAAATTATAAGTAAATGATAAAAGAGCATCCCATTCATTTTGAGTAAAGGTAATCTGTTTACCACCTGTATTTTTAGGTAAAAAATTATTTTTTACTGTAAATTGAAATCTTTGAAGGTCTACTCTTAATAAATTAACTGCTTCACTTTCAGTAACAACATCTGTAGAAGTTATAGCTCTACCTGCTCTTCTTGTTGTACCATAACCAATAGTCCAAACTCCAACAGAATCTTTATAAGCTTTTGATCTAAATCCTTCAAATTGTTTAATTAGATTAATAGCATTATTACTAAAAGATATATCTTGAACATTTTGTTCATTATTATTTACTTCTTGATAAGTAAATGGGGCAGCTTGTACCTTAGGTAATTCAGTTGCATTACCTGAAGTAGTGTATAATTGATTTTCTGTGGGTCTGTTTGGTGATTTGGGTACAAATAGAGTTTCTAATTCAGTAGTCCAAGTATTATTATTAACTTTATGTACAATATTTTTTAAAATATAACTTAAATTATCAGCATATCCTGCAGGTAAGAAATCAGATTGTACTTCAAATTGTTGAAGAATTTTCATACCTGAAATTCCATCAAGGGTTAAATTTAAATTGATAGGAATAGCAGGTAAAGTAGTACTTATAGCATTATTTTGAAGCGCTTCAATAGCATTATTATACTGAACTAAATTTTTAATTAAGTTCTTTTGAGTTTCATATACATCTGGATTCCATTTGTAAGTATTATAAGTTTCTATAATGTTTTTATCATAAGCTAAAGCTGCTTCTTCATAATTAGCCAATAATTCATTAGCTTCAGGGTTATTTAAAGCATTATTTTTTTCTTTTTCAAATTCACTCAAGGCTTGAACAGATGATATACCTACAACAGGTGAAGGTTCAGTACTTGGTCCTGATTTTTGGGTGTTAGTGCTACTAGTAAGTTTTTCAGGAAATACTCTATCAATTAAACCTTCATTTAATTTACTAAATGCCGTAGCATCCTCAGAGATACTAGCGCCATTAGCTTGAGCCCCAATTGCTACAGTTGACTGTAAATCATTATCTAGTTGAGTTTGAAAAGAGAAATCTCTAACAAAACTACCTTCTTCTAAACCAAAATTGCTTTTAACCCCTAAAAGTCTAATAGGAGTATTTTCTACTTTTTTCTTAGTAGTATTTTGAATTAATTTATTTTGATCTGGGAATGTTCTACGCTCAATTATTTTAATAGTGTTAGTATCAGCATCAATGTATGGTTCTAGTTTATTTATGTAACCAAAAGATTCATTAATGCCATCACAAATAGCTTTTAAAAAATCAAAATAATTTACTTTGTTATTATTATCTATTAATTCATCTAATTTACTTAATATAAATTCAAAATTAATATAAACATTCATTAATAATCCAATAGGATAACTTAAAACTTCTCTATTAAACCCTACTTCAGCAGATGAATATAATTCTATAGGTACATTAGGATTAAATGTAGAATCTATTTTTTTCATTATACAGATTCTTGGATCAGCCGCGAATTGAAGTCTATCTAAATAAAGAAAATTAGTTTGAGTATCAAAATCAAAATCAATATAAGGAGGATATTCTGTTTCACTAACAAATTTATAATTTCCCTTATTATTATTAAATATTTGAGAATTCCATTGCAAAAATTTTAAAAAACTTCCTAATCTATAATAAAATTGAAAATTATCTTGGTCATCTGAGAATTTAGCTGCATAACAATGTGCTACATTAGGTGTAGGGGTGAATTTTAAATTTAAATTAGGATTAGTTAAATAAATTCTCCACTGATTTTGTTCAGTATTTTCAGAGATATTAGTATTATTTTGCTTAATTAAAAATAAATGTTTACCTATAGCATGTTTATCTTTATGTCTCTGAAAGATGTCTACAGGTTGATTAGCATCTGTTCCTGTTGTTTGAGTTGTTGTATTTAAATTGTTAACTTTTAAACTTTCAATTAAATCGCCATAGGAAATTAAATCAAGTGTGATATCATAATGTCCATCTTTATTAATAGCCCAACTATAATTTCTTACTCTACCAATCATAGCATCATAATTGGCACTATTAATTTTTCTTAATTCTAAAATTTTATTATGAACATCAAAATGACTTTTACCTTCTTGAAAAATAGAGTTTTGTAATGTTTTGGATATTTGACTTAAACTAGGATTTTCTTCATCTGTACCATTTTCCCAGTATAAAGTATTACCCCATTCAACAACAACAGAATATCCTAAACGTAAATAAAGTAAATCTAAAATTTCAAATTGTACTTTATTATAAGCTTTTAATTGTATTTGTGCTTCTCTTAATGAACCATCATTTTTGTGTTTAACAATTAATGAAGAAACACCTGGAATTGGGTTAATACCAAATTCGGTACCACCTAGACCATAAGCAAAATTATTAATTAAAGAAGTATTATTTGTAACTCCAGAAAATATTTGATTAGGAGTAGTCCTAGTATCTGTTAATCCGGTATCTAATACAAAAGCTTTAGCTAAGTCTGAGCCTTTTAGATTTGCATCTTGTAACCAGCTGTATCTTTTTAGGTTTGTAGTTTGAGTATCGATAACATTTACCATACTAGTAACTTTAATAAATCCTGTTTTAGCATTTTGCCAAACAAGATTTTCGTTACTTCTACCAGCTAAACCTAATTTTTGCTGTCTTTTTTTAATTTGATCGTTAACAAACTCATCAAAACTTTCTCCTATAAGGTTCATTGGATCTCATTTAAGGTTTCAAACGCAGAAATAATAGCACTAGGATTACTTGGAATTCTAATTTGAATTCCTTCAGGTGGAAACAATGAATTTTTAGGTAACTCAGCATTTGCAGCTGAGATAATCCACCAAAGTGAAGAATCTCCATAATATTGTGATGCTAAAGTATCAAATCGATCCCCTTGAGTTGTATAAACATACACATCTGTTTGTTGTAAGGGAATTTCAGGATACAAAGTAGTTTTATAATATCTGCTACCTGTATTGTCCTTTAGAATGGGTATATTTCTATATCTGTTCATTAGGGTGCGGTAGTGTAATTATTATTAAATCCGTTTGATAAACTAATATATCTTTGTAAACCATAACCTTCTACTTTTGTAGGTGCTAATGTAGCATCTTGTTCTGTAGCTAAATTACCAAAATTAAGAATTTGAGTTCTTGGTAAGAAGCTTTGAATTGGAGTAAATCTAAATCCAGTTACTCTGATTAATTGTGATAATTCTTTAACACCTTCAGCTGCTTGAATCCTATCTTCATCCAAACCTGTACCTAAAGTATTAATGCCTATTTCCCAAGTTGCATCTTGGGGCATTTCGTATGTAAATCCTCTTATTATTCCCACTGTCTCATAAAGATAACCACCAATCGTTAATTGGACAAGGTTACCTCTCATATATCCTGAATTTGAGTAATCTGGAGAGCAAACTGATGCTAGGTAATTTAGTTTTTTATACATTGGAATCAGTTCAGCACGTGATTGTGCGGCTACTGACCAACCTAATGATATATCACGTGTAAAACCCTGATAGGTGTAGAAGTTTTCACCACGACCTGTGTATTTAAATGAATTCCATTCACTTGCATAGTTATCTGAAATACTATCTAAGAATGCTCTAAAGTGAATAAAAGTTTTGTTCTGAGGGTTATTGTTATCAATTACAGCTATTCTAAATTTAACTAAATCATTGACAGGAAAATCTGGCATGTTATTAGTTGCTACTGAGCTAGCTTTATAAAGTGGCAAAGCTGTAATCTTATCTAAAGGATTAGGTGAATCGTTATAATTTGCTTTATTTTTAGGAGTACCAGGATTTCCTAAATGTACTCTGGTTTCAATAGCTCCTGTTATATAATCTGGAGCTTCAGCGAGGTTATTATTATCTTTACCTAAAAGTTTTTTACCTTCAGGAGTTTCAATAATTGTTTTTCTAAAATCTTTTGGAAATTGACCACTTTTATTACCAATAGGTTCAGCGTTTAATATCTGGAATTGGTTAAAAGTAGTTGTTCCGTTTTGTTGAATAATATTAGTATTAGTTGCTGGAAATGTTCCTCCTTGTTTGTAAACATTTCTTTCACTTGTTAAAGTACCACCTGCTCCAAAAAGAGTATCATTTAATCTAATTGCAGAGATAAAAGCTGCGGGTAATCCTCCAGAGGCTAAAGCTGTAGCAGTATTAGCAGCATTAATACGAGCTATTGCTTTATTAACATTTTGTTGATATTCTAAACTTGCTCCTTGTTTATTATACCTAATAGGTTCGTCATCGTGTAATTTAACAGGTCCTGTTTTACCTAAAGTTAAAATTCCACCCTTAGCATAACTCCCATAAAAGTATGCTTTATCAGCCCCAATAGATCGAGCTAATGGGTTATTTATACCTGTTCTTTGATCACCAAATTTAATATTAGTTGTACCTACTCCTAAAGGAGCACCAGGACCTCCTCTATATGATAGAATATTAGAAGGTAAATCAGCAATGTTATTAGGAACTAAGGAAGATTTACCTGCAAAAGGTAAATTTTCCATTTTAACCTGAAAAAGGTTAATTAATCTGTTATTATTAGTAGTTTTTAAACTAAGAGCAGCTCCAGCTTTAGGATTTACAACATCTAAATAAGTTCTAAGAGATAAAGGTGATAAACCAGTTGGATCAATACCTTGTTTATTTAAATGACCCCCAAACGCAACAATACCTGCTTGAGCTAAAGTAGATAAAGGAGTATAAACTCCCTGATTTAAGATACCACCTGCTTGAGTTCTAACGTTAGAGTTAGATAATAAATTTTGTTTAGCGATAAATAAAAGACCATTAGGTGATTTTAAATCGAAAAACATTTTTGTTAACCTCTTTATATCTGTTAAAGAATTTTGAGGTGCTAAGTAACCATTACGCAATAAGAAATCCGGTGATTTAGGTGCTAACCCTACAGGAATTTCTTTCTGTATGTAGGGTTGCCCGCTATAACCACCACCGGGAGTATCTTTCCCGTACCTAATATCTTTTAGGTTCGTTGTAAGGTTAATTAATGGCATATATTATCCTGGAGGATTGTCTAAATACTTAGGTGGGGTTATTCCATTTAAATCCAATTGTGATGGATTAGGAAATCCTGGGAATGGGGGAGTATTGTTGATTGAATACTCATAGTGTAATTTAGATTGAGGATTTGCACTACCAATAGTTGGTGGGGTTAATCCTTTCAAACCTAAAGGAGATGAAGGTAAAAGTTTTAGTAGTCCCATAGTTTTTTATTATAAATATTGGATTAATTAATTTTTACTGCTGATACTCTTAATGCTTCTCCAACTTTAGTTGAATCCATATAAACATTCGTATCTTTAGCAAGTAGTTGTCCTAGTAGATTTTTTACAGCAGCCATTTCTTGTACTAAAGGTCCCATATCCATTGAAACTGCACTTGAAACTGCAGCTTGTGATTTTCTTTTTCCTTCTAAATTAGTACCTGCTATAATAGTATCGTTATCGTTTAATTGAATTGAGCCTTCTGGGGATAGGATTGTTCTTTTACCATATCCAGGCTGTACCATATCATCTGCTACTTGTGAGTTAGCACTTGAGATTAATGATAAAAGACCTCCTGCTACACCTGTAGCAGCAGCTAAACCAATACCAAATGGAATTTGAGATAATGAGGTATAGATACCAGCAATTGCAGTAACTACAGATTTGATAGCTAAAGGTGCCATTGCTGCAGCAACACCTACAATAATTGGAGATAAAGCAGCCATTTTTGAAACTAAAAATGATACTATATCAAGAATGGGAGCAAATGCTAAACCAATATCTCCAACTACACCCTGGATTTTAGTTAAGGTATTTTGGAAGTTTTCTGCTGCTGATTGTGCTTTTAATTGCTCATATGCTTGTTCACCAAATTTTTCTCTTACAGCTTCAGCTCCAATTGTCATAACTTGTTGTTGATAAACCATTTGAGCCATCTCTTCTCGAGACATACCCAAAGCTTCAGCAACAGCTTGTTGTTGGAATCGGTTACCTGTAGCAAATGTATCTATAATTTGTTGATTTTTACCAATTTCTTGGGTTAAACCAACCATATCATTCATTAAAGCTGCTTGTCTGGCTTGTTCAAGATTGATTTCTTGACCTATTAAAAGTTCAGCTTTTAATTCTTTGGTAATTGAATCTTCAAAATTTAGAAGTGAACCTGCTATTTTATCAACTTCACCTAAACTTAAACCTAATTGTCTTGCTTCAGTTGCGGCTTCAGCAATAAGGCTGGGATTCATTCCTAAACTTACTACAATAGATTTAGAAGCAGATGCAATATCATTAAATACTTGTTTTAAAAGTATTCCTGTACCTTTTTGAGCGTTTAAACCATCAACTGTCTTACTAACATTATCTAAAACATCTTCAGTGTTTTCACCTTGACTGCGTGCTAATAATGTTAATTGAGCTGCTTCTTTATTACCTAAACCTAATCTTTGAGTTAAATTAGTAAAGGTTTCAAGTGTTTGACCACTTGTATTAACAATTGAACCTAATTCTTTTGATAAATCAACAAAAGATTTTGAAAGTTTAGCAGAATTAATAAAAGCATCACCAGTAGATGCAGCAACAACTTTTAATTCAGCTGAAAGTGCTAAGGATTCTGAGTAGCTTAAGCCTGCTTCTTTTCTAAATGAAGCCATTTGTGCCGAAGCATCAAACATTCCTTTAATAATAAATCCAATTGCACCCTCTATTAAGTTAGCAGTTGAAAATACATCTTTAAAATTACCATTTAAAACCTTAGCAAGAGTACCAGTTTTATCAATAGTATTAGCTTGCTGTTGTAATAAACCTCTTCCTTTTTCAAGAAGAGACATACCTTTTATTCTTTCAGTATTTTGCTTTTCTAAATCTTCAAGTTGTAATTCAGCTAATGCTTGTTGTTCTTTTAGTTCTGTAACTAATTCAGCATTTATTTCTACACCTTGTAATTCTAATGCCTGAATTCTACTTTGAACAGCAGCAATTGTTGCTTGTACTCTAATTTTTTCTTTGTCAAAATCAGCTTGTTTAGCTTGACCTGAAATAATTTTTTGCTGTAAAGCTATTTGAGAATCTAAAGAGCCATTAATCTTTTTAAGACCATTAACAATATCTCTTTCGTATGATTTAGCTACACGTTGTCCTACTGAGCCTAAATTGTCAGTTTTATCAATAGCTTCTTGAATAGCGTCTTGGATGGTGAATCCTAACGAAGTAAAGGCATCTCTCAGAAAGGTTATGTTTTCACTAAACCTATCTGTGAACTGCTGCTGTGCGTTATTAGCGTCGTTAAACTGCTGTTGAGGATCTCCTTCTGCCATTCAACATTTTATGATAAATATTGCACTATTTAAAACTTGATTTAGATTTTTGAGGCATTGATTTCATAAATTGAGGAGTATTAACATTTCCTGAAGAATCCATAATATTAGTAGTATTACTACCGGTTTTAGATTTATCAATTTCTTCTTTTTGTTTAGTATAATAATCCTGTATTTTATTAAAAGTAAATTTCCTTAGCCATGTAGGCATGTTGTAGATAGTTTCCCAAGAATACCCCCCATTTCCATGAAAAACAATTTCATGAATTTGAGTAAATAAATTAAATCTTATTTTGGGTGCTGTTTCAGAGGTCAGGCCAAAAAAAGCTAAGAGTAATTGGAATAGCGGCCTCCTGTCCGCTGTCCGTAGTAAATTTCAAATCAACATCGGGTTGAACTCGTGAAATATACTCTCTTAATGCTCTTGAATCTCTAGCTAATAAATTAGTATCAACAAAATCACGTATAGTTTTAGTATCACTACTACCATTTACAGAAGTAATAATATACTTTAAACGTGTTGATAATTCTGGTGATAATTCTCTACCTAATTTTTTAAGACCTTCTAATTCCTGATTAATTTTTAACTCATCTGAATGGGTTAAAATTTTAAAAGTAATAGCAGTATTAGAAGCTGGTAGGGTAAATTGAAATTCGTTTTTGTATTGAACAATTAATGATTCATCAAAAGGCTTATTTTCTACCTGTGATAAATCAATAGTATATTCTTTATTAGCATACTTAAACGTGTAATCAGCACCATAACCTAAAATTCTAGAAGCTACCATTAGTGCATTTTTATCACCAATGACAAGATCGTCATAATTCATTTTAGTGACAATTAATGCTTTTAAAAGCTTGTCTAAAACAGTACCATTTTGAATATAAGACTGGTTGGTAAGGATATCTTCTTCCTTAGCAGTCATATATTTCATTTCAATTTTACCGGATGATAGAGGACTTTCTTCAGGATATAGTAAGCCTTTTGAAGGTAATTCAATAACCTCTGTTGGAAAACTTGTATTCATATAATTTTAATAACAATTTGCGAGTATACATATTAAAATAAAAAAGAGCTTGACCGAAGCCAAGCTCTCTTTGTAAAGTATGTAAACTTTTTTAGAAGTTTAGTACACAATAATCCATACCTAACACTACAGTCAAGTTGGTAGCAACGTTATCAGTATCCCAGTTGTAGTCACCAAAAGTAGCTGATTTAATAAATGCACCTTTGATTACCCATTCTGATACGATATCACCTACAGGGCCTAAGATATCAATTGTTACATCTTTCTTGTAGAAGTCAGAGTAACCATCTCTACCTGTTACTGATTCGTGGTGTAAACGAGTCCATTCCATTACAGCCTGAGCACCTGAAGGAGTGATTGGGTCAAATAATGTCATTGTGATATCGTTCCATCTTGTTTTGCCTTTGATTTTGCGATATACGTTGATATGATTAAGAACTGTCTCACTTTGATCGAATCCAACAGCCGAGATTGCTTTAATGATATATGATGGGAAACCATCTACATACATTATGAATCTGTTAGGAATTTTAGGTTCAAATGCTGTAAAAAATATTTCGTTCGGATCTAATACTGCCATTTTATGTATTCTTTATTTTATTATAAATATCAACTTTTTAAGCTTTTACCCTGGGAAAGTAGCTCCTGTTGGTAAGATGTTAAAGTCTAGGTAAATGAATTCAGCAGTCTTAGTTGGTTGTAGATAGATCTGACCAATTAATTGATTTCTATCGATTACGTCTGGAGTGTTATTGGAATCATCCATAATTACTCTAAACGCATATAAACCTTGACGTTGTTGAACTGATTCTAGGTATGGGTTAACTTGGCTTAAGAATTGATTTCTTGTAGCAATTGTGTTTTGTTCGAACACTAAATTATTAGCTACTTGAGAAATGTAAGACTTAAGTGAAATTAATAATCTTCTAACATTTACACGATCAAGTGCAGATGCTTTTTTCTGTAGAGTTTTCTGACCATATACTACAACACCTACGTTAGGGAATGTTGCAATTGGGTTTACATTACCGATGTAAAGATCATTACGTTGTGTTTGAGTTAGCTTTTGTTCAGCTCTTACAACTGTATCTAAACCACCTCTGTTAATACCAGCGGGTGCAAACCAAGGATCTGATACACTATCGTTAAATGCATATACACCTGGGATTAATGTAGAAGCTGGGATCCAAACTAACTGGCCAGTGCCTGGGTCTACTGTTTGTAACCAAGGCCAATAAGTAGCAGCATATGAGCTATTGTAAGTTGTTGCTGCTGTGATAGTTTGATTGGTTGAAGAACCATAAGCTACCAAATCAATTACTGCTACTGCATCTCCACGAGTTTGAACAGTGTTAATTAAAGCAGAAATTTGTGAAGTTGCATTATCTTTAGTTAAACCAGGAACTGTAATAACATTATAAACATATTCATCCTGATTCCCCATTAAGCCAATTGCAGTATCGTAGTCGTTATTATCTAAACCTTGAATATTGCCTGATGAGCTAATATTGTTATAGAATCTAGCAGCTCCTAAATTATCATAAAATAAATCACCATTTGCTCCACCAAATGCACCATTAGATGCTATTGGTAGAGAAGCACTCCAGCTTAAAGTTGTTGCGGGGTTAGTACCTACAGCGCCTGCATTATTAAAATAGAAAGGAGTTGGTGAATTTACTGCTGATATGTAAACATATCTTGAGTTGTTTGGATAATTACCTACAACTTCAATAAATGTGTCTGAACCAACTGTAGTAACTTTTTTATAAGTATCACCTATTACTTTCGAAATGTAATTAGGTTGAGTTGGGTCTAATGAAAGGTTTGTCCAAGTTTCTAAAACACTAGGTTCAGTTGCTGTATCATTACCTTGTCTAATTAATAAACTAAATATACCATTAGCAGGATCAACACTTGTAATTTGCCACCTAACATTATTTGCAGAGCCTGAAACTAAAGTACCATCACTGCCAGTTTGACCAAAGAAATTATTTGAACCTGATACATAATTATCCATTATATTACCTTCAGCAATAGTACTAAGAGTAAATGATGCTGTAAAGAAAGCAGCCTGACCGAAGTTAGGATCACTTGGAGCTATAATTGCACTATTTGAAATAAAGGTACCGGCAGAAGCAGTTGCTGAGGTCCATGCAGATGCAGAAGGTACTACTCTAGTTACTAATAAAGTATTTCCTCCGTTTTGGAAATAATTAAATGCAGCAATAGAAGTTAAGTAGCTATATTCTTGGCTACCACTCATAACAGTATTTCCGAACTTTGTAGTAAAGTCAGAAAATGAGGTAACTAAAGTAGGGATTTCTACGGGTCCTAAAACTGTAGGGCCAATAATTGCTGCGCCTACCTCTACAGGTTGTTGTGTTAGGAAAGACTGGTCGTTCTCTCTCGCTAAAACCCCAGGTGATAATAAAGTTTCTGCCATTTTAAATGTTATATTATGGTTTTTATTATAAATATTGTACTTTTCTTCAAAAATACCTTACAAAACCAATTAATATAACACTTTAGCAAAAGTTTTTAGGATGTAAAGCTGCCTTCTTCTAAATTAAATTTCCCATCAGTACCATATTTTTCAACAAGTACTTTTTCAAATTCTTTTAATTTATCTTCGTAAATAGATATATTTTGTTTTATATTTTCTTTACTTTTTTGTAATAAAACAATCTGATATTCTATTGTTCCTAGAGAATTTATTAGTTCAACATATTCGTTTTCTAATTGTCTTAAATTTTCTAGTTCTTCTTTATTTAAAAACTTTTTTTCCATTTCGTATAAATATTATTTTTTTAGTAAAGGTTTAATTTTAGACATAACTAATTGTGGGGTAATTGATTTTTGACAAATATGTTGTTTATCAGTTCCTTTCCAAATAGGACACCAATCCCAATCACCTGCATCAAACACAAAATTTGGATTAGTCCAACACGGAAAACAATTATCTGTTGTTATACGTGTAACACGAGAAGTAAATTCGTGGTTTTTTTCTGCAAAACCATTAATCATAGCTGTATGTTTCCCGATTGTCCAGTTCAACCAAGATAGACCTGAACCTAATCCAATAAATAAATCCGCATGATAAAGATAATTAACTACTTTATCTATAGAATGCCCATAGTGATTAATGGTACCTGGAATTGTAAATTCTTTTTGTGTAAGAGAAATTATAGTATAACCTTGTTGGTTAAGTAATTTAACTAAAGCACACCAATATTCATACTTCCATTCTTTACAACCTGCTGTAGCATTAGGACCTATTACAATATATTTTTGTTTATAAGGTCTTTCACCTTTAGGTACATTAATACCATAATTTAATTCTTTAAATTCTAACCCTAAAATATCTGTTGCAGTTGCTTGCATTGGGATAGTATTACATTGACGAGGGTGATAATTTGGGCTTTTCCAACCCCCATTTTCGTCTCTAAACCATCCTAATTTATAATGAGTAATACATTCAACAGCTGTTCCTGGGTTGGTGAATTCTATGTTTTTGTAAGCTTCTAATCCTTGGAACCAATCATTATGGAATGTAGAAAGTATAACTTTACAATTATGTTTTTTAGCAAATTCAACAACATAAGGAACCCAACCAATGGTATCACCTATTGCTTTAGATTCTACCGTAATTAAAACTTTTTGATTAGTTAAATCTAATCTACTTGCTTCTTTACCATCAATTTTTATTACCCAAGGTACATAGTACTCTGTACTACATTCAACCCACATATTATTGTTAATGGTTTGTGAATGGTGTACTTTACCGGTTGCAGAATCAATAAATTCTATAAAATAACTTTTGTTAATATTTCCTAAAATTTCTACTTTAGGTTTATTTAAATAACTAATATTTATTTTATTTTTATCTTCTACTTGATTATATTCATCTAAAAATTCTTGTAAAGTATTCCGACCAATTTCAGCTACTTTATCCCAATTAAAATTTTGATGGATAATTTCAGACTCTTTATGTGCACGTTTATAATGATCTTGATAATTTACGTAAGCATCTCTCATTACACGAGCTAAATCTTCAAAATCAGGTTCATAATAAGAACCTTCTACAAATTTTCCTTTATAATTTGGATCCTTGGCAGGTAATTCTCCCCATACTTTTACAGGTAATCCTTTACCTTCAGCAAATTCCATTTGACCAGAGCATGCTGAGTAAATAGCTGGAGTACCACAAGCCATAGCCTCAATTAAAGGTAAATTCCATCCTTCACTACGAGCACAAGATAAAAATACATGACCTGTTTTTAAGTATTGAATGTAATCTTCTCTAGAAGGAAAATGTACTACTTTGATGCGAGGATCTTCTAAACCATAATGCTTTAATCTATCTTCAGTAGTTTTTAAACCATCATCTGCAAATGGGTTATCAACCGAAAGTATTAAATCAACTTTCTCATCTGGTTTGAATTCTTTAAGAAAGGTTTCAATTATTTCTTTTGTAGATTTTCTATATTCCCAACGCCCAAACATTACAAATTTAAACCTATTATCCAAATATTCTTCTGGGAGTAATAGGTAGGGTTCAATTTTAAAGATATTAGTGTCTACACCCTCAGGTACAACTTTTACTTTTTCAGCAGGCATACCTTGCTTAATAGTACATTCAGCTTGCCATTTTGAAGGTACCCAAATTTGATCAAATTCTTTTAATTTATTAAAAAAATTTTCAGGTTGTAAAGTAGATTCCCAAACATTATATGCAATTTTAGGACCTACGTAATTATCATAAAAATAATGATGACCCGTAGCTTCTAAAATAATATTAACATTATGTTTAAAATTATTTTCATAATTTTTATATATAGGAGAATCTTGCCTTTCGTAATCTACAAAAAGTGTTTGTTCAACTAATAATTTTTTATCTAAATCATTTAAATAAGGTTCATTATTATGAGGTTCATCTTTATAACCTTCCCAAGTTTTACCTGCAGGAAAATTTCTAACTTTTACATCAAGATGTTTAGATAAATGTCTAAAAAAATCTCTTGTATGATTAGCGTAACCTGTAGGGCCTATATAAGGTCCGTGTGCATAAACTTTTGGTTTCATATTATCTCATTATTGAACAACCCCCATCTAGTCCTCTATATCCATCAAAACCATGATAAATAGGACAAATTGGAACTCCGTGATTTCTTAAATGCTGTCTGAGTAAAGTTTCATTAACAAACATATCATAATAGTACTGGTAATATTCAGGGTTTACAAAGATTGTTCGTAACATTTCAGGAAAGACATTATGGTAGGTTTTCATAACATCATATCCCCCAACAGCAAAAGTATCATTAAGTTGATCAGCCATACCCCATCTATCAGGATATTCAAAAAAATTAACTGCTTCAGGGTTTACTTTAGTAATGTCTTCTAAGAAGATACAATTTTCAGCTACTCTATGTGTCCAAAGTAAATCATATCTTGTTTTTATTACCAAATCATATTTAATACCGGAATTTTCTAACAAATCCCAAGATCGTTTTAAAGATAACCACATTCCCATTTGGGAATTTAAGCGTTGGTTATTTTGTCCTTTTAAATCTGTAGCATCAAACTTTATTGCTTTTTCAAATAAATGTTTTTTAGGCTGATACCAATCTAATAGATTTTTGTAAGTATTTTGATCAACATTATAAACACGTTGCAATTTACCTTCATTAAAAAAATCATACTTGTAAAAATGTTTATCAACCCAAGCATGCATATACACATCAATATCATATCGATCTAAAAACCAACGTTTTAGTTCTTTAAAACCATGTTTGTATCTACGTGGCTGACCACTAATTGTTAAAGCTATTTTCATCGAATAATATGGGCATGAAAATGTTTGGTTAAACTTTCAACATAATTTACCTCTACATTATTTTTTAGCATTACATGCCATTTTAAAAGACTTTCAGCAACAGTTTTATCCGCTGTACTTGTGACAGTTTTTAACCATTCACCATAATCTGGGTCTATAAAAATGTAGTTAAGTATATAACAAAAATAATCAGAATAAATTTCAGCAATATGAGGTCCACTAACTATAAATTGATCATCAATTTCAGATGTTCGTTGAGGGAATCCATTAATATCTGGGTATTTAAAGCAATTATATTTGTTAGGATCTAATTGAGTAATGTCTTTTAGAAAGATACATTTAGGAGATACATACTTAGTAAATTGAAGATCAAATCTATATCTAATAATATAATCATATTCAATACCGGATTCACGTACTAAATTATAACAAGCATGAATTGAATAAGCAGCACTTAAAATATTATGTAATTTATAATTTAAATGAGATCCGCGAATATCGGTTTCATCAAACGGTATAGGTGTTTGAAATTCGTATGCTTTAGGTTTATATAATTTTAAAATTTTATCATAATCACTTTGTGTAAAAGTGTATGTTTTTTTTTCTAAAAAATCATGTCCAGTTTCAAAGACTGATGTAGTATCATACCAAGTATGGATGTAAACATCACAATCATACTTGTTTAAGAACCATTTTTTTAGTTCTTTAAAACCTAAATCATAATTGCGGGGTAAACCGCTTATACAAATTGCTACTTTCATTATCTATAATGACCTCCTCCTAACCAAAGAACAAATGATTTACGAGTACCTTTAATTACAGGTGTAACTCTATGAAGCATAAATGATGGGAAAATAATAACAGTACCCTTACCTTTAGGACCTGTTAAAGGCATTTGCCCACCATTCCAAATTTCTAAATTACCCCCTTCATATTCTTCAGGGCCAGAAAGTTGAACTGTAACTGAGAGTTTTCTAAAAGGCATAAATCCTTGGCTACCTATATCCATATGCCAATCATAGTGACCTTTATTAGTACCATAGTATTCAGTATATTGAATTTGTTCTGGCATAAAGTTTAGATCAAAATGATACATTTCTTTATTAGCTTCATATGCCATTAAACCAATTTTATCGTAAATCCATTTTGTATTTTCTGAAAATGGAATCCATTTAATACTGGAATTGCGAGCATCTAAATTTTCACCTTGATCTTGTCCACCTTGCTCAGTAACAGCTGTTTGGAATTGCATTTCGGCTACTTGAGATTCAATTTGAGATAACTCATCAGTAGTAAAACCTTCTTGAAACCAATAATAATTACATTGGTTTACGGGATTTTCTAAAGGGAATGTATAATTAACATTCATCATGATTTTTTAAATTAAGGATTTGTAAAAGAAATTAAAATATATCGGGTTCCTTCGATTACAGGACGTCCCCCGTGTTTGTGAGTAATTTGACCAGGATGAGCCATAGCATATCCTTTTCTTTGAGGTTGGATTGTTAATTTATAGCGAGGGATAAAAGTACCACCTCCTTTAAATTCATCATTTAACCTAACATTTAATGTAATAGCTGAGCTATCGTGGTGAATATCTAAGCTACCTTGATTATTTGTATCATATTTAGCAATAAAGTTTTCACTTTTTGAAGTTTGCCAATTATTACCTTCAAGTTCCCAAAACCAAATCCAAATAGGATAAACAAATTGTTCTAGAACTTTTTGATAGATTTTTTGCATCTTTAAACTTTCCATAGTTTGGTCTGTTGTAGGATAAAAAGTATGTCTATCAGTTTTCCATTCATTTTGTTCAGCTAAAGCTATTACTTCATCACAGAATTTTTCAGTAAATAATGGGAATTCAATAATATTAGGACCAATTTCATCAGTCATAAGCTTATATTGTCCTTTTAAAATATAAGGATCAATATATTTTTTACACCACTCTTCCCAGTTACTATCATCTAAAATTTCAATTATAGGTTTATTACCTTCAGTTACTCCTACACTTTTATCTTGTTCAAAATAATTAACTTTTGGAGCAGCTACTTTTAATTTAGGTAGATCAGCAAAATCTGCTAAAATATCTTGACGATGAGTCATACCAAAAGTAATTGATAAAAACTCATCTAAAGCAAATATTTTACTTTTATAACGAGGGATCCACTCTTCTACTAGCTTTTGAACACCTGAACGTGATAAAATGTAGGCGTGTGAGTTATATGAATAATCAGGCTCTACCCAATTTCTAAATCCTTCTATAGGTTTTTCTAAATCAGGTTTAAGAGCATTACGTCCTAAATAAATCATATCATATCCTTTATCTAAAAGAGATTTTATATTTTCCCAGTTTACTGGGAGTTGTTCTTTAAAATCTTCTTCTAGAATAAAAGTTATTTCTCTATCATATTCATAAGCATCAACCCAAGCATCAATATGAGCTAAGGCACATCCTACTTCTCCATCTGTTACTTCGCGATTCCACCAATGACAACTACTTTCGATTTTCCAATTTGGGTGTTTTTTAACACCAAATTTTACTAAATCTTTTTGTGTTAAAGTGCGATAATCAAAACCAGTTTTTACCCAGTAGTTATAAAAACCAGGCATAGATAATTTATCGCATTTATCTTTAATTTGCTGAGTTTCATTTAAAGCTATAACGTAAAAATGATCTAAATTCATATTTAATTTTAATAATAAAGGTATCCAGTTTCTTATTGTTACATACCACCAGTCAAGTGAATATACGTAATTTTGTGCTAATTGCCAATTTATATTGTCATTTTCATTAAGAGCATTAAAACCATGTAATGTTTCTTTTAAACCACCCCATTCCCAAGTAATAGGTAATACTTGATGGCCTAACATTTCTAAAGCTGTTAAGCAAAATGTTTCTTCATATGTTGAAGGATAGTACCAATATTGACTATCCGCCATTAATTTATATAATTCTTTTTCGGGTAATGTACCTAAAAATTCTACATCATCCAAACTATCTACCCATTCTTTATAATATTGATTATAATATTCTAAACCATATTCAGGAGTACAAATTTTTAAGCTAGAATCAGGGGCTTCTTGTTTAATTTGAGGCCAATCTTCTAATACTCTAGCTAAACCTCTTTCAGCATGAGATGAATAGATATATTGATTTTTATTTTTTTGATATAATTGAGAAGTTGGTTTTGGGAAGATTAAACCTTTTATTGCTTGGGGTTCAGGAAAAGTTTTTATAATTTTGCTAGCATCAATACCATAACCAATAATTTTAATTTTACTTTCGGTTTCTGGGTATTGTTGGAGCCAAATTTCTCTATGCCATTTAGTTAAGCATATAATATATTTAAGTTTAGGATGGATTAATAATTCTCTATGATTAGGTATTTCTTCTCCATTCCACCAATTATAATAATCGGTATTACTAAGCCAAAATATAGAATTTTTATAATTAAAATCTTCAAATTCTTTTAAATAATGTATATAATTTATTCCAATAATAGTATCAACTGAAGATTCTTCTTGTTTAAATTGTTTAGTAGTTCTATATTTTACATTATCAAAATCTCCAGGAATAACATTTCCAACTACCCAAATATAATATTCAGGGAGTTTGGCTAATTCTTGTGCTAAATAATAAGTGGTTTTTTCTGTACCTCCTAAACCGGTAGTTTCTATAGAAGAAGGACCCCAAGGAGTTTTGTGATAACCTGTGTATAAAACTATTTTCATAAACCTATATATAATATAAATATAAAAGGGGGACATTCAAAGTCCCCCTTATTAAAAATACTTATAAATTTTTAAACTAATTCTAGTTTTTCAAATTTAACATCAATTTTGCTATAGTCTACAGCATAATAACCATTTTCAGCTATTACCACAGCGTCTTCAAATTGTGTTCCTAATAATTCTTGAGCCATTACACCAATATATCTAGTATTAGGATCATTAATGTAATTATACTCGTAAATATTAATACCTAATTTAGATACACCTATTTTTACAATATTTTCTTTTAATCTAATATCTGATGTTTTTCTGTATTGAAGATAACCATCGGCAAAATCTAATGTTTGTGAAAAATTTACTGTAAATAATTTAAAATTTACAGTTAAACCTATAGGTCCAGTACCTTCAGCCCCAATAAGACCTCTAGAACCAATAGGACCACGAGGGCCGATAGGACCTCTAGGACCTTGAGGACTAGAACCAACAGCACCAATAGGACCACGAGGACCAATATTACCAATAGGACCTTGAGGGCCTTGAATAGTACTAGCTGGGCCTCTATTGCCCCGAGGGCCTTGTACTCCTATAGGTCCTATAGGACCTTGTGGGCCCGGACCAATAGGACCAATTATACCTCTAGGACCTTGGGGTGCAACGCCAATTGGGCCAATATTACCAATAGGACCAATTGGACCCCATGGACCACGAGGACCAATAGGACCTTGTATGCCTTGTGGACCTTGTGGGCCCGGGCCTATAGGACCAATAATGCCAGTAGGTCCAATAGGACCTCTAGGACCAATGTTACCAATAGGGCCTTGAATGCCCTGTGGACCTTGTGGGCCAGGACCAATTGGACCAATATTACCAATAGGACCAATTGGACCCCATGGACCACGAGGACCAATAGGACCTTGTATGCCTTGTGGACCTTGTGGGCCCGGGCCTATAGGACCAATAATACCTTGAGGACCAATAGGACCTCTAGGGCCTACAATATCAGTTACATCTCCTGCAATGCCTTTAGGACCTTGAATGCCTGTAGGGCCTTGAATACCTTGTGGGCCTTGAGGACCAGGTCCAATAGGACCTATAATACCTTGGGGTCCTCTAGGACCAATAGGACCAATGTTACCAATAGGGCCTTGAATACCTTGTGGACCTTGAGGTCCAGGACCTATAGGGCCGATAATACCTTGAGGACCACGAGGACCAATGTTACCAATAGGGCCAATTGGGCCTATTATACCCCGTGGACCAATAGGACCAGGTCCAATATTACCAATAGTACCTTGTGGACCTATATTTCCAATTGGACCCTGAATACCTTGAGGACCACGAGGTCCAATAGGTCCTTGTGGGCCTGGTCCAATAGGACCAATAATGCCAGTAGGTCCAATAGGACCCCAAGGACCTCGCGGACCAATAGGGCCTATAATACCCTGAGGGCCTTGAGGACCAGGACCTATAGGGCCTATTATACCTTGAGGACCACGAGGACCAATAGGACCTTGAATATCATTTATATCACCCGGAATACCTTTAGGACCTATAATACCTGTGGGGCCTTGAATGCCTTGTGGACCTTGTGGGCCAGGACCTATAGGACCTATAATACCCTGAGGTCCTCTAGGGCCAATAGGACCAATGTTACCAATAGGGCCTTGAATGCCCTGTGGACCTTGTGGGCCAGGACCTATAGGACCTATAATACCCTGAGGTCCTCTAGGGCCAATAGGACCAATGTTACCAATAGGACCTTGAATGCCCTGTGGACCTTGTGGGCCTGGGCCAATAGGGCCGATAATACCTTGAGGACCAATATTACCCCGAGGACCTTGTATTCCTTGAGGGCCTTGAATACCCTGAGGTCCTTGTGGACCTGGGCCAATTGGACCTTGAATTCCAATAGGTCCAATAGGACCCCAAGGACCTCGTGGGCCAATAGGGCCTATAGTACCTTGAGGACCTTGTGGGCCCGGGCCTATAGGACCAATAATACCTTGAGGACCAATAGGACCACGAGGACCTATAGCATCAGTTACATCTCCAGCAATACCTTTAGGACCTATAATACCTGTGGGGCCTTGAATGCCTTGTGGACCTTGAGGTCCGGGACCTATAGGACCAATAATACCCTGAGGTCCCCGAGGACCAATAGGACCTTGTGTACCTTGCGGGCCTTGAATACCCTGAGGCCCTTGTGGGCCTGGACCAATTGGGCCTTGGATACCTAAAGGACCTCTAGGACCAATAGGACCAATGTTACCAATAGGACCTTGAATACCTCGCGGGCCTTGTGGACCCGGACCAATAGGACCTATAATACCTTGAGGACCACGAGGGCCAATAGGGCCTTGAAGATCACCAGTATCACCTGGGATACCTTTAGGACCTTGTATGCCTGTAGGTCCTTGGGTACCTTGCGGGCCTTGTGGACCTGGACCAATAGGACCGATAATACCTTGAGGTCCTCTAGGACCAATAGGCCCTTGAATACCTTGTGGACCCTGAATGCCCTGTGGGCCTTGAGGTCCAGGACCGATTGGACCCTGAATGCCTAAAGGTCCTCTAGGACCAATTGGGCCTATATTGCCAATAGGACCTTGAATACCTTGTGGACCTTGAGGTCCAGGGCCTATAGGACCAATAATACCTTGTGGACCTCTAGGACCAATAGGTCCCTGAGTACCTTGTGGGCCTTGTATGCCTTGTGGGCCTTGTGGTCCAGGTCCAATGGGGCCTTGAATTCCAATAGGTCCAATAGGACCCCATGGACCTATTAAACCACGAGGACCTTGAATACCTTGTGGGCCTTGTGGTCCTGGTCCAATAGGGCCTATAATACCTGTAGGACCTTGAATACCTTGAGGTCCTATTAAACCTCTTGGACCTTGTGGACCTTGTGGTCCTGGTCCAATAGGACCTATAATTCCTTGTGGTCCACGAGCGCCAATAGGACCTTGTATACCTTGTGGACCTTGTGGACCTTGTGGTCCTGGTCCAATAGGACCAATTATACCTCTTGGTCCTTGTAAGCCTTGTGGTCCTTGAGTACCTTGTGGACCTTGAATACCACGTGGACCTTGCGGTCCTTGATTGCCTCTAGGACCTTGTGTACCCCTAGGACCTTGTGGTCCTTGTAAATCAATTGGTGTTCCTGTTTTACTAGTAACAATTAAAGCTTCAGCAGGTGCATCAAATCGTAAAGCACCCGTTCTATTAGAAACAAGAACTGTATTAGGTACTACAAATCCAGCATTACTATTAATTTCAATACCTGTTGGTTTAATAGTAAATATATCAACACTACCACTTTGGACTGCTAAATCTCCTGTAACATTATTAAAAGTAAAATCTATAGCTTTACCATTTGAACTTTCAATAAATTCAAGGCTACCTGATTTAGGTATTATTTTAACATTTTTAGCCATAGATTATTAAGGGTTATAAGCTGTTAATACTCCGGCTACATAATTAAATGAAGGGTTACCTCCACTAGTATTAAGAGCAAAAGTTGTAGTAACTCCAGTTGGTGCATTATTACCTGCTGGGCCCTGAGGACCAATGGGGCCTTGAGGACCAATAGGACCAATAGGACCAATAGCGCCTGTAGCACCTGAAGGGCCAATAGGACCTTGTGGGCCAATGGGTCCAATGTTACCAATAGGACCTTGAGCACCAGATGCACCAACAGGACCAATAGGACCCTGAATACCTTGTGGGCCTATATTTCCAATAGGACCAGTTGGGCCAATAGGACCAATAGGACCTTGAGGACCAATAGGGCCTGTAGGACCGATAGGGCCAATAGGACCAATATTACCTTGAGGGCCTTGTGGTCCAATGGGGCCAATATTACCAATTGGACCTTGGGGGCCAATAGGACCTGTAGGGCCAATAGGACCAATAGGACCTTGTGCACCAATAGGTCCGATAGGGCCAATAGGACCAATATTACCAATTGGACCTTGAGGACCAATAGGGCCTGTAGGACCAATTGGGCCAATAGGGCCAATATTACCTTGGGGACCTTGAGGACCTATAGGACCGATATTACCAATTGGACCTTGCACACCAATAGGACCTGTAGGACCAATAGGACCGATAGGACCCTGTGGGCCGATAGGACCAATAGGGCCTTGGGGGCCTGGAGCTTGATTATCTCCTTTAGGTCCAATTGGGCCTTGAGCGCCAATAGGGCCTTGAGGGCCAATAGGACCAGTTGGACCGATTGGACCAATAGGACCCTGTGGACCAATAGGACCAATAGGACCTATGGGACCAATATTACCAATAGGACCTTGAGGGCCAATAGGACCAGTTGGGCCAATTGGACCGATTGGACCTTGAGGACCAATTGGACCAATGTTACCAATTGGACCGATTGGACCAATAGGACCTTGAGGACCAATAGGGCCTGTAGGACCAATAGGGCCAATAGGACCTTGTGGACCAATGGGGCCAATATTACCAATTGGACCTTGAGGACCAATAGGACCAATAGGACCAATGGGGCCAGTAGGTCCTATAGGACCAATAGGACCTTGGTTACCTTGTGGACCTTGTGGACCAATTGGACCAATAGGACCAATAGGACCTTGAGGGCCAATAGGTCCAGTAGGACCAATGGGGCCGATAGGACCTTGAGGACCAATAGGACCGATAGGACCAATGGGGCCAGGTGCTTGGTTGTCTCCTTTAGGACCAATAGGACCTTGTACTCCAATAGGACCTTGAGGACCAATTGGACCCGTAGGACCAATAGGACCGATAGGGCCTTGAGGACCAATTGGGCCAATAGGGCCAATAGGACCAATATTACCAATTGGACCTTGAGGACCAATAGGACCTGTAGGACCGATAGGGCCAATAGGGCCTTGGGGTCCGATAGGACCAATAGGACCTATAGGACCAATATTACCAATTGGACCTTGGGGGCCAATAGGACCTGTAGGACCGATAGGACCGATAGGACCTTGTGGGCCGATTGGACCAATAGGACCAATTGGGCCTTGAGCTCCAATAGGACCTTGTGGACCTATAGGACCTGTAGGACCAATAGGACCGATAGGGCCTTGGTTTCCTTGAGGACCCTGTGGGCCAATAGGACCGATAGGACCGATAGGACCTTGTGGGCCGATTGGACCAGTTGGTCCGATAGGACCAATTGGACCTTGAGGGCCGATAGGTCCAATAGGACCTTGAGGACCAGGTGCTTGGTTATCTCCTTTAGGTCCAATAGGACCTTGTACTCCAATAGGACCTTGTGGACCAATCGGGCCAGTAGGACCAATTGGGCCAATAGGACCCTGTGGGCCAATAGGACCAATGGGACCAATAGGGCCTTGAGCTCCAATAGGACCTTGAGGACCAATTGGACCTGTAGGACCGATAGGACCTATAGGACCTTGAGGACCTTGAGGACCAATAGGGCCAATAGGGCCTATAGGACCTATGGGACCTTGTGGACCGATCGGACCAGTTGGACCAATTGGACCAATAGGGCCTTGGGGGCCAATCGGACCAATAGGACCGATAGGGCCCGGAGCTTGGTTGTCTCCTTTAGGTCCAATAGGACCTTGTGCACCTATAGGACCTTGTGGGCCAATAGGACCAGTTGGGCCAATTGGACCGATTGGACCTTGAGGACCGATAGGACCTATAGGACCAATTGGGCCTTGAGCTCCAATAGGACCTTGTGGACCTATAGGGCCAGTTGGGCCAATTGGACCTATGGGACCTTGAGGACCAATTGGACCAATAGGACCGATGGGGCCGATAGGACCTATGGGACCTTGAGGGCCAATTGGACCAGTTGGACCAATTGGACCAATAGGACCTTGTGGGCCGATAGGACCAATCGGACCGATAGGACCAATTGGACCAATAGGACCTTGAGGACCGATAGGACCCGTAGGACCAATTGGGCCAATAGGGCCTTGGTTACCTATAGGACCTTGTGGACCAATTGGACCTTGAGGACCGATTGGACCTTGTGGGCCGATAGGACCTGTAGGACCGATAGGACCAATTGGGCCTTGAGCACCAATAGGACCCTGTGGACCAATGGGGCCAATTGGGCCTTGTGGGCCTTGAGGACCTGTAGGACCGATAGGACCAATTGGACCTTGAGGACCGATAGGGCCAATAGGGCCGATAGGACCCTGTGGGCCAATAGGACCAATAGGACCTGTAGGGCCGATAGGACCGATAGGGCCCTGAGGACCAATAGGACCAATAGGGCCTATGGGACCTTGTGCTCCAATAGGGCCTTGTGGTCCAATAGGACCAATAGGACCTTGTGGGCCTTGTGGACCTTGAGGACCAATTGGACCTTGAGGACCACCACCTGTTATGGTTCCAGCTGTACCTTCTACTTCTAAAGTATTTGTACCACTATTAAACCAAACTTGTCCTGGGATTGGTGAAGAAGGAGAGGATCCTACAACAGGTAATACAAAAGTAGCATTATTAGCAATGGCTAAACTGCCACTATCAATAGTAGCAATGTTAACAGAACCACTTTTGATTGTTAATTGACCCGCTGATGCAAAATCAAATTTAATTTCTTTACCTACAGCAGTATCTTGGAAATTTAAGCTACCTGATTTTGGTATTATCTGTACGTTTTTTGCCATCTTTTATATATACTAATAAATATTAGCCTTTTACGGGATATTCAACTATTAATTTCGGATCTACTTTTCTTTCTGCAAATACTACGTAATAAGCGTTTACTTCTCCACATTCACATGCTACCACGACTTGTTCAACTGACGCTGATAATACGTAGTGAGTACATGATTTTCCAATAGGTGTTAATTGTACTGATAGGCTATCATGGTATACTAAATCTTTCCAGTAATCAGGTAATGTAATTACTCCATCTCCTTCTACTTTACCTCTAATATACACACCAGTTTCTGGTCCCTCAAGCACTGAGTAGCGAAGTCTCCATCCTTCTTTTGAAGGGTGTGGTATATCAAAGTTTTTAACGTTACCATTGATTTCATTAAAGTTATTAATATTAGAAGTTCCGGCACCATCAATATTACCAGTACCATCCATAGTAATGTTTCTAACATTACTAACATCAGTATTGTTCATATCAATGCCACCTTGAACACTAATATCTCCGTTAACTCCTAATGTTGTGCCAGTAAATGTTAAGTTAGCTTCACCATTAATTAGACCAGCGGTACCAGTTGCGGTTAATACGTAGTTGTTAGTATTGTTGTTTATAGTAGCAGCGCCTGACGTACCTGATGAACCTGATGAGCCACTAGAACCGCTAGTACCACTAGAACCGGATGAACCTGATGAACCGCTTGTACCTGAAGAGCCTGATGTACCACTAATGCCTATACCTGATGAACCTGAAGAACCTGATGTTCCTGAAGTGCCATTTACACCTGATAAACCTGAAGAACCAGATGTTCCAGAAGAGCCGCTTGAACCAGATGAGCCTGAGCTACCACTTGAGCCACTTGTACCTGATGAACCTGAAGTTCCTGATGAACCTGAAGTTCCTGATGAACCTGATGAGCCTGAACTGCCAGAAGATCCTGAACTGCCTGAAGTACCAGAGGAGCCTGAAGAACCACTAGTTCCTGATGAGCCTGAGCTACCTGAAGAGCCACTTGAACCTGATGTACCAGAAGAGCCTGAACTACCACTTGTGCCTGATGAGCCTGAGCTACCTGAAGATCCAGAAGAGCCACTAGTACCTGATGAACCTGAACTTCCTGACGTGCCTGATGAACCTGATGAGCCTGATGAGCCTGAAGTACCAGATGAGCCACTTGAGCCAGATGTTCCTGAAGAACCTGAACTACCTGATGAACCTGATGAACCTGAAGTACCACTAGTTCCGTTTATACCTGATAAACCTGAAGAACCAGATGTTCCGCTTGAACCAGATGAGCCTGAGCTGCCACTTGTACCTGAAGAGCCTGAAGTTCCTGATGAACCACTAGTTCCTGAAGAGCCTGAACTACCTGAAGAACCAGAACTTCCACTAGTACCTGATGTTCCGCTTGAACCTGAAGTACCTGATGAGCCTGAACTTCCACTTGAACCTGATGAACCTGAACTACCTGAAGTACCTGAAGTTCCTGAAGTACCACTAGAACCAGATGTTCCTGATGAGCCTGAAGAACCAGAGCTGCCTGAAGATCCTGAAGTACCAGACGAACCTGAGCTTCCGCTAGTTCCTGATGAACCACTAGAACCTGAGCTGCCTGATGAGCCTGATGTTCCTGAAGAACCACTTGTACCTGAAGTACCGGATGAACCACTTGAACCAGATGAACCTGAACTACCTGAAGTTCCTGATGTACCGTTAATACCACTTAAACCTGATGAGCCACTTGTACCAGATGAACCTGAGCTACCTGATGAGCCTGAAGAGCCACTAGTACCTGAAGTACCTGAACTGCCTGAAGTACCTGAACTACCGCTTGAACCTGATGAACCAGAGCTTCCGCTAGTTCCTGAGGTACCACTTGAACCTGATGTTCCTGATGAACCACTTGAACCAGATGAACCTGAAGAGCCACTTGTACCTGAAGTACCAGATGAACCACTTGTTCCTGATGAGCCTGAAGAACCTGATGAACCAGAAGAACCACTTGTACCTGAAGTACCTGATGAACCACTAGTACCAGAAGTACCTGATGAACCTGAAGAGCCACTTGAGCCACTTGAACCAGAAGTTCCTGAAGAACCTGAAGTACCTGAAGAACCTGAGCTACCACTTGTACCTGATGAGCCACTTGAACCTGAAGTTCCAGATGAGCCACTTGTTCCAGAAGTACCATTAATACCACTTAAACCTGATGATCCAGATGTACCTGAGGTACCAGATGAACCTGATGATCCTGATGTGCCTGATGTTCCGCTTGAACCTGAAGTGCCTGATGTTCCTGATGAACCAGATGAACCAGAACTTCCACTAGTACCTGATGTACCGCTTGAGCCAGAAGTTCCTGATGAACCTGAGCTACCTGAAGATCCTGATGAGCCGCTAGTTCCTGAAGTTCCTGATGAACCGCTTGAACCTGATGTACCTGAAGAGCCACTTGAACCACTTGAACCGGAAGTACCACTTGTACCTGAAGTACCATTTATACCTGAAAGGCCTGATGAACCAGATGTTCCTGAAGAACCTGAAGTTCCGCTAGTTCCTGATGAACCTGAGCTGCCTGATGTTCCTGATGAACCTGAAGTACCAGATGAGCCATCTGTACCACTAGTTCCTGATGAGCCACTAGAACCTGAACTACCACTTGAACCAGATGTTCCGCTTGAACCTGAAGTTCCGCTTGAACCTGAAGAGCCACTTGAACCACTAGTTCCTGAAGTACCAGATGAACCACTTGTTCCTGATGAACCTGAACTACCTGAACTGCCTGATGTACCGCTAGTACCTGAAGTTCCGTTTATACCGCTTAAACCTGAAGAACCTGATGTTCCTGAAGAGCCAGATGTACCTGAAGTACCTGAACTGCCTGATGAGCCCGAGCTACCACTTGTACCAGATGAACCATCTGTACCAGATGTACCACTTGAACCTGAAGAACCTGAAGTACCACTTGTACCACTTGTTCCTGAAGAACCTGAAGATCCTGAAGTGCCGCTTGAACCTGAACTACCGCTTGAACCTGAAGAACCTGATGTTCCACTAGTACCTGAAGAGCCATCCGTACCTGAGGTACCTGATGAACCAGATGAACCTGAAGTACCTGAAGTTCCGTTTATACCTGAAAGACCTGATGATCCTGAAGTACCTGAAGTACCTGAAGAACCACTAGTTCCACTTGAACCTGATGAGCCTGAACTACCTGAGGTTCCACTTGTACCTGAAGATCCGTCTGTACCTGATGTACCTGATGAACCGCTTGTTCCTGATGAACCTGATGAACCTGATGTACCAGATGAACCTGAAGAACCACTTGTTCCTGATGAACCATCTGTACCTGAAGTACCTGAGCTACCTGAAGAACCTGAGCTACCTGAAGTGCCAGATGAACCATCTGTACCACTTGTACCCGAAGTACCTGAAGTACCATTAATACCACTTAAACCTGAAGATCCAGATGTACCTGAAGTGCCTGAACTTCCTGAAGTACCTGATGAGCCTGAGCTACCTGATGTTCCTGAAGATCCTGAAGTACCAGATGAGCCATCTGTACCAGATGTACCTGAGGAACCACTAGTTCCTGATGAACCACTAGAACCTGAAGTTCCACTAGAGCCTGAACTACCTGAAGTACCACTTGAGCCATCTGTACCTGAAGTACCAGATGAACCAGATGATCCTGAGCTGCCTGAAGTACCAGATGAGCCATCTGTACCGCTTGTGCCTGAAGTACCTGAAGTACCATTAATACCACTTAAGCCAGAAGAACCACTTGTTCCTGAGCTACCTGAAGTACCACTTGTTCCTGAAGAACCTGAGCTACCACTTGTACCACTAGTTCCTGATGAACCATCTGTACCTGAGGTACCGCTTGAACCTGATGTTCCTGATGAGCCACTTGAACCCGAAGTTCCAGATGAACCAGAACTACCTGAAGTGCCTGAAGAACCATCTGTACCAGATGTTCCTGAAGATCCTGAACTACCTGAGCTACCACTAGTGCCTGAAGTACCTGAGCTACCATCTGTACCACTTGAACCTGAAGTTCCAGAAGTACCACTTGTTCCGTTTATACCTGATAAACCAGAAGAACCACTTGTTCCGCTTGTACCTGAAGAACCATCTGTACCACTTGTACCAGATGAACCAGATGTACCACTTGAGCCACTAGTTCCTGAAGATCCGTCTGTACCTGAAGTTCCTGAAGAACCGCTAGTACCTGATGAGCCTGAACTACCACTTGTGCCTGATGAGCCTGAACTACCTGATGTACCTGATGAACCATCTGTGCCGCTTGTACCAGATGAACCTGAACTACCACTAGTACCTGAAGTACCTGAAGAACCATCTGTACCTGAAGTACCTGATGAACCACTTGTACCTGAAGTGCCATTTATACCTGAAAGACCTGAGCTACCTGATGTGCCACTAGTACCTGAAGTACCATCTGTACCACTTGTACCAGAAGTGCCACTTGTACCCGAAGAACCATCTGTACCTGAGGTGCCAGATGAACCATCTGTCCCTGAAGTTCCTGATGAACCTGAAGATCCAGATGTTCCTGATGAACCACTTGAACCAGATGTACCTGAAGTACCTGAAGAGCCATCTGTACCTGAAGTACCGCTTGAACCATCAGTACCTGAAGTACCACTTGTGCCGGATTCACCTGAGGTTCCTGATGAACCACTTGTACCTGAGGTGCCGTTTATACCGGATAAACCTGAAGATCCGCTGGTTCCGCTTGTGCCTGAAGAACCATCTGTACCAGAAGTACCAGATGAGCCAGATGTTCCGGATTCACCACTTGTACCAGATGAACCATCTGTACCAGAAGTGCCTGAAGTACCTGATGTACCATTTATACCTGAAAGACCAGATGAACCAGAGGTACCAGAAGAACCATCTGTACCCGAAGTACCAGAAGTGCCACTAGAACCATCTGTACCCGAAGTACCTGAAGAACCATCGGTACCACTTGTACCTGATGAACCACTAGTACCTGAAGTACCATTAATACCACTTAATCCCGAACTTCCACTTGTTCCGCTTGTACCTGAAGATCCGTCTGTACCTGAAGTACCCGAAGAACCGCTTGTACCTGATTCACCGCTTGTACCCGAAGAGCCATCAGTTCCTGAAGTACCAGAAGTACCGCTTGTTCCGTTTATACCTGAAAGGCCTGAAGAGCCTGAAGTGCCAGATGAACCATCTGTACCAGATGTGCCTGATGAACCACTTGTGCCAGAAGTACCTGAAGAACCGTCTGTACCTGAAGTACCGCTTGAGCCATCAGTACCTGAGGTACCACTTGTACCTGAGGTTCCATTAATACCGCTTAAACCTGATGAACCTGATGTACCACTTGAACCATCTGTACCAGATGTACCAGAAGAACCACTAGTTCCTGATGAACCAGATGTACCTGAACTACCATCTGTACCTGAAGTGCCACTTGAGCCATCAGTACCTGAAGTGCCACTTGTTCCGTTTATACCTGAAAGGCCTGAAGAGCCTGAAGTGCCACTTGTACCAGATGAACCATCTGTACCAGATGTGCCTGATGTTCCGCTTATACCTGAACTACCATCTGTACCTGAAGTACCAGATGAACCATCTGTTCCTGAAGTTCCTGATGTGCCGCTTGTTCCGTTTATACCAGACAAACCAGAACTACCTGAAGTGCCACTTGAGCCATCAGTACCTGAAGTTCCTGATGAACCACTTGTACCACTTGTACCACTTGTGCCTGATGAGCCATCTGTACCTGATGTTCCTGAAGAACCATCTGTACCACTTGTACCAGAGGTTCCATTAATTCCTGAAAGGCCTGAACTACCACTAGTACCTGAAGTGCCATCTGTACCACTTGTACCAGAAGTACCACCTGTACCTGAAGTACCACTTGAACCATCTGTACCTGATGTACCTGAAGTACCATCTGTACCACTAGTTCCAGAAGTACCATTTATACCACTTAAACCTGAAGATCCGCTTGTTCCACTTGTACCAGATGAACCATCTGTACCAGAGGTACCAGAGGTACCAGAAGTGCCTGAAGAACCATCTGTTCCTGATGTTCCTGATGAACCATCTGTACCTGAGGTACCGCTTGTGCCCGAAGTACCATTTATACCACTTAAACCTGAAGAACCTGAGGTACCTGAAGTACCACCTGTACCACTTGTACCAGAAGTACCACCGGTACCTGAAGTGCCACTTGTTCCTGAAGTTCCGGATTCACCACTTGAGCCTGATGTTCCAGATGTACCATTTACACCTGATAATCCTGATGTGCCTGAGGTTCCTGAAGTACCTATACCTGAAGTTCCACTTGAACCACTTGTTCCAGAAGTGCCATCTATACCTGATGTACCTGAAGTACCTGCTTCTCCTGAAGTGCCACTTGTACCCGAAGTACCATTAATCCCAGAAGTTCCTGATGAACCATCTGTACCTGAGGTACCACTAGTACCTGATTCTCCTGATGTGCCTGATGTTCCTGAAATTCCACTTGTACCTGAAGTACCAGATTCACCACTTGTTCCACTTGTACCAGATTCTCCAGAGGTACCTGAAGTACCAGACTCACCTGAAGTACCGGATGTACCTGAAATTCCTGATGTACCTGATGTACCCGAAGTACCTATACCAGAAGTGCCAGAAGTTCCTGATGAACCATCAGTACCTGAAGTGCCACTAGTACCTGATTCTCCTGATGTACCTGAAGTACCAGTTTCACCTGAAGTACCACTTGTGCCTGAAGTACCAGAAGATCCTGAGTCTCCTGAAGTGCCTCCTGTAATAGTTACTAATACTGCTGTACCTGATCCTGTTGATTCAACTTGTACACCACTACCAGTAAAGTAGAACGCACCGATATTGGTATCAACGAGTGAGCCCGTATAATAAATTGTAGTACCAATAGTAACGTTAACTTCTCCTGGATTACTGCCAGTTTCTGCAACTACACCTGATCCTGTAAAGTTAATTAGTGTAGCGTTTGTTGTTAAGACAAAATTTTCGTCTGAAATTGTAATAGCAGAACCTGCTCCTGAAGTACCTGAGGTACCGCTAGTACCAGTTTCACCTGAAGTACCACTTGTACCAGATGATCCTGAAGAGCCTATGCCTGAAGTACCTGAGGTACCACTTGTTCCTGAAGTTCCTTCACCTGATGTACCAGAAGTGCCACTTGTACCATTAATACCAGAAGTACCTGAAGTACCATCAGCACCCGAAGTACCACTTGTACCTGATGTGCCTACGCCTGAAGTGCCAGATGAACCATCTGTACCTGAAGTACCACTTGTTCCTGATGTACCTACACCTGAAGTACCAGATGAACCATCTGTACCTGAAGTACCTGATGTGCCTGAAGAACCGATACCTGAAGTACCGGAAGAACCATCTGTACCAGATGTTCCTGAAGTACCTGAAGAGCCTGTACCTGATGTACCTGAAGTACCATCTGTTCCAGATGTGCCGCTGGTACCTGATGTGCCTACACCTGAAGTACCTGAAGTGCCATCTGTACCTGAAGTACCTGATGTGCCTGAAGAACCGATACCTGAAGTACCACTTGTACCAGATGAACCATCTGTACCTGAAGTACCTGAAGAACCTATACCTGATGTACCTGAAGTACCACTTGTGCCTGAAGTTCCTGAAGAACCTGAAGAACCTGAAGAACCAGAACCACCACCAGTACCAGTAATTGTAATAGTAGCACCATTTGAACCAGACGCTTCAACAAAAACCCCACTACCTGTAAAGTTTAATGTTGCAACATTTGATACAACTAATGAACTTGTGTAGTAAATATTAACTGCTCCACCTATACCGGAAGTACCTGAAGTACCTGAAGTGCCATCTGTGCCACTTCCTCCACCGGTTGACTGAAAACTCCCAATTGATATTTGGTCTAAAAATCTAGCGTTACTGGCCATTTTATACTTTCAATTATTATATATGTAATAAATATTTTTTATTTTTTCTAAATACCAAAATTTGTAGAATTATTTGTATTTGGTTCTATTCTTATTGTTGATAAATTAGGATCATCAGATGGTGCATTTGCAGATCTAAATCTTGGATCTTGAGCATTATCTGCTGTTTCAGGAACATAAATTTCATTTGTATTTTTATCACTAATTTCCACATTAGGTAATAATTCAAATGGTGAAACATCAGTTTCAAGAGAAAAAATTAACTTACACTTATTATTAAATTTCTTTAAAGAAGCTAAGTCTTTTTGTACTGTGTCTGGGATTAGATATCCATAAAGTTCCC